GGTGGAGTATCTGGAGTTAAGGCATCAAAGTACAAAATTCCTTCTTCAAATGCTTTTACCGCCCACTCTGGCACATAATATTTGCCATCACTTCCTTTTAAATCACCATCAAATTGAAATGCTTCTACAGATACTGGTTTCTTTTTATATTTCATTTTTAAGCACTCTCCAATATTATTTACTACACCACACCACGCTTGCTGCCCATGTTACGCCTATAACAAGATCAACTGGTCGTGTTGTTACATAGCCGTCTATAGCTCTTTCTACAGCCTTCCAATATCCCTCTATCAAGGTTAGGGCTACTAAAAACATTAGCGTTCGCTTTAACATGTTCGTACCTCAATTAAATATGCCGCTGTATCACCCCAACGGCAGGGCTGGCAGTTGCCGGATTACCCAAACAACACACGCACCTTTAAGCGTGGATAGGTGTTCCCCATCTATGCCGTACCCGTGGTCTGAGCTACACGGGCTTTGTTGTAAGCCCACTTACTTACAATACTATTTTAACTCATCAAAACAGGTAATATGTCGGAAACTTTTTTATTTTATCAAACCTTTTTTCAATGCCAAACCAACAGCATCTCGGAGAAACTCCTTACGAAATTCATAACAGGTATCTCTATTTACGCCGGTTAATTCTGCAATTATTTTCATCGGCTTCCTTTTTTCATATTTTTGATACATAACTTTACCAGTAAGCTGATTCTCATGTATCTTATAGGTTTCTGCGACAACTTCAAGCCATAGCTCCGGGTTCATTATTATCGACTGATATGGTCCATATCCAAACGATATCATACGTACTGGCTCAATGTTTTTTAATGCTGCTGTTTCTGTTGGATTACTAATAAAAGCATGACCCCCACCGCCCGTATGCCCTTTCCTTGCAGTACGTTGCTCTTTTTCTTCATCAACAACTTTTTGTATTTGCTTACGATCCCAAAAGTACCGCTCTACATGCTTAATATACTGTTCTATTAGCATATCAGTCTCCTTCTAGCTTTTCTTTTTTAATCGCCTAAATAATGCTCCAAAAGGATTTATGCTGTCTTCTACGAGTTGGTTCAAAATAGCCTCCTTAAACTCTTCGTGTTTATGTTCTTGTTCGCCCTCAACAACCCAATATTCTTGCACCCATTCTCTCGTACCGTCTGCACTTTCAAGCAAATATAAGATACCTTTAGAATCTAGTTTGACACCAAGTACTTTACATTCTCCCTTAGGCACATGCACATTATCCCCTATATTAAACTTGCTCTCTATTGTTAATAACATTTGTATCGCTCTTCTTATCTGATAGATTTATTGTAAAAATACTAAACCTTCTTAAAACTAATATAAACAAAAACGTTAATATCCAATGTTCATATACAAATTCAAATATCCATTTTATTAGATCAGGATAATTCATGTCTTCACTCCTTAATCATCACATATAGCTTGACCGCAGTATTTGCAGTAGTGAGCATCATCATCTACCTCACGTCCGCATACAGGACATGCCCAGCCTTTAGGTATTTGTTGTGGGAAAGGACAGTTTGGTATAAAATGCTCTTCGACTACCAAATTTACTTCTTGTGGTAGTTGCTTTTGAGCAGCTGTCAATAAAGTTATATAAGCCTCTCTTTTCTTATTCACAGGCATTTTCCAAACGATTGGTTTTAATAAAGCTATTGCTCTTTCTATCTTTAGTATGTTCATTCGGTTTCACCGTCCATAATAGCCCCGCAATTCCAGCAATATTTCTGCTCTTCCTCGGGTATAAAGTCAAAGTGGCTATCGGTTGCAGCAGATTCACCACATACGGTACAGCAGCCATTTTTCCAACATCCTTGCTCACGTTCCTCTACTGCAGGAAAGGTTATTACAACACCAACGACTTTCATTAAACCTGTTTTCTGTCCTAGAAAATATTCATCATTGCCTGGATATATTTCATTTCCCATTCTCTCTAAATATTCCACTAAAGCATCTTTATCTATCAATTCCATATTATTCACCGCTCCTTTAGTAGCTCAAATCATCATAGATATTGCCGATAACTTTTGCATAAGGTTTCCCACCATGGTTTAAATAATAAATGTCACCATAATATTTAACTGGTTTTTCAATTTCCGCTAAGTAGAAAGCTCCCTGTGCATAAGCTACCTGCATACATGGTGGTATCCAATCGTCCATACAGACGATATCGCCTTCAAATATCTTGTTGCCGTTCTTATCACCAAACCCAGTACACTGACCAACAGTTTCAGGGTCAACTTCATGCATAACCGCTTCTGAAAAATCACCAAACTGATAATTTGAATAACTAATAATAAACGCTTTTTCTTTTAAAGGGTCGTCCTGTTGTTGTACAAGTGCCCCATATACCCAACTTTTAGTGATACTGTCTTTACCTCTAAATAATATTTCACGCATTTTTCTTCACCTTCTTGTGTCAAAATATCCAAAAACAGCTATAAAAACTACGGTCAATATAGCCATTAATACCATTGATAAATTCGGTCCTATTTCATACATTTTTTATGCCGCCTTGTCTGTAAACACATATTTTATGATTGGTCATTTCAACCATCCTACGAGAAATTTTATTCCAAATAATATAAGTGTTATAGCCCCTGTAGTGTAAGTAATGACATATAAGCGGCTATGTCTGTCACTGCTGTCAGTCAGAAGTACCAATATAGACCAAAGAGCTGACGCTATAGTCACAGTAATAGATGCTGTAACGACACAATTCATTAGTAAATAAATAACATCCATGATATTCATTGTTCTTTACACTCCTTGATCTCAATTAATGGGCAATATGTATGTCTACCGCTTTCTAAAACCTTAAAATTCTCTCGTACGCCCTCGATATCTATACAAAGAATATTAGGCACTAATGCTTTGCCATCAACTTGACAATACTGCCCACTTTCATCTATAAAAGGACACTTTAAGCAATTCTCAGGCATATCCATTTCTTTAATTGCTATCATATTTTTTTTTGCTCCGTTCTGTCAGCCCAAGTAATCCTACGCGATTTAAACTTAGTTGGCATAGACATAACAGTAAGCTGAATACAGTTGCTACATTCTGGGGTTTCGCTCAACTCACTGTCCTTTCTGTTATTAATGCATAAATAACAATAGTCTAAGTATTTCATTTTTTATTCCTCCATTCTTACCCAACGTTTTTTGTCCTTAGGCATAAATTCAGAAGGTCTAGCAAAACTGTATTTCTCATTAGGCTTACAGTTACCACAAATAAAACTTCCTAGGCATTTGCACTCATGGCACCAACCTACGTACTTTATTTCAGTTTTTTTCATCTACTCCACCGCCTTTCTACATTCGTCACACAAATAGTCAAACTTTCCCAAAGTACCTTCCGGGTACTCACTATCAACGTCGATACGCCTTCCGCACTTGCAGCACTCACAAAACCACCCGTTTTCAAAGTAGACCTTTAACGGAAGATTATTGATACTGCCGTATTCGTCCGCCCACGGTAATCGGCTAACGTTGGCATCTAAAAAATCAATATCCAATTCGCTAGCCCCTTCTCGTTTTGCTTGACCTCTTGTTTTCCGTATACAATAACGGCGTATTCATCACCGTCACGCTCCTTACAGCAATACGCTTTCATCTACTCCACCGCCTTAGTCGCAGACATATTTTTTATTAACATACGCTTTGATATCTGCAGGATCAAATGCTCTGTCACATTTTGGGCAGCAGGGCAACATAGCATTATTACCCCGACCCATATTCTTTTCCATTTCTTTAAGTGCTACTCTGTATGGTTTATAGCTGTGGGCTATTTTCCAAAACCGTCTAGCACTTTCCATGTATCTACCCCATTCACGGTTTTGCCGTTTTTCAAAAATTGCGACCATGAGCATTGCTGCAAACGGATCTATAACTGCACCGCATCGGTCACAAAATATGAGATGACTTTCTTCATCTATGCAAAGTTGTGGTTTGACATAATCAACACCATATTTATTATTTTCATAACATTTGCAGGCCGAAAAAAACTTCTTTTTTGATACCATGCCTACAAGACTTCTAATTTTCTCCACTACTCCACCACCTTAAACTTCTCTAAAATCAATATCAGGGTAACGATATAGCAGCATCTTCTTTTTGATCAGATACACCTGCGTCCGCATCCCTTTCGTGTCGACGTAATATATATGCCCATTAGCTTCTGTTACCTTGAAATCAGCTCGATAAATAATCGGCCTTATCTTTTTACCTGCAACCTCATAACCAGGCTGTAAAACAAATTCAGGCTGTAATTCAATGCTTTTTACTGCACCGGTACGCTGCTGCCAAAGTAAGTCCTCATAGTATTTTGCTTCTTTCCTACTATCAAAGCGAATCCCGTCAACCTCAGTTATTGCATTACCATATTTCAGCACAGGTACAGCCCCAGGTAAATTCGCCGGCGCCGTTACGCTATCAGAACGAATTTTACTTACAAGGTGTGCCGGCAGTTCATTCCACGTCGTCATTTATTACTACCGCCGATAACATAATTTCTAGAGCTTTCTTCTCTCGCCTTAACCGGG